CCGCCCAGTCTCCGGTCGCGCCCGAGGCGACGATGTAGCGGTCGCCATCGGCGGGGCTTCCGGGCGGCGCGGTGAGATCCCGGTCGAGAACGGAGAGCTGCACGAGCCCGTCGAGGATGCGCAGCGCCTCGTTGTGGGTGACATGCTTCTGGGCCTGGGCCGCGAGGAGGTAGGGCAGCAGGAGATGGGTCGTGGCGTCGGACATGTGGAAAGCCTCAGAACAAGAGCGTGACGGTTTTCGGCGCGCCCCGCCCGACGAGGGCGGAGAGCTGGAAGATGCGGATGTCGAGCGTGTCGCCGGGGCCGAGCGGCGCCCCCCGGTCGGCGGTCTGGGCGGCGGCGGTGTAGACCGCGCTGGTAGTGGTCGCGCTCAGCACCCGCTTCACGGTTGCGCCGTCGAGGATCTCCGCCTCGTAGGCTTCGAGTTCCTCGGCCAGCGGCACCTCCAGCCCGCCCCAGCTGTCGGCGGACAGCGCGCGGGACCGGCGGGTCCAGCGGATGGTCAGATCGCCGGGCGCACGCGGCCTGCGCCACGGCTGCTCGACATGGGCGACGGAGAACGGCCGCAGCCCGACGCCCTCGGGCGTGAAAGTCCGCGCGACGTAGGTCTCGTCGCTTACCGGGCGGCTCGCCGGGCCGATGCGCCAGTTCCACGGGATGCCGAGATCGGCCTCTGCGATCGGCAGGGACGCCAGCGCGGTGTCCAGCACCACCACCCGTGCTCCAGCGGGCGCCGGGTTGCCCATGGCATCCTCGGTGCCGCGCTGGCCGCGCAGGAGCCGGGTGAGCCGGTAGCGGGCGGGCGCCAGCAATTCGGCCGCGCCCGCCTGCACGATCTCCCAGGTGCCGGGCGCGCTCTCGATGGCGAGCGCGTTGGTGCCGCCGAAGAGCGTCAGGTCGGTGACGCTTTCCAGCGTTCCGGTCAGCAGATCGACCACCAGCGCATTTCCGAGATCGAAGCGCGATGTCGGCCCCGCGTAGAAGTCCGAGACCAGAGCCCCGATCCGGGCGCGGGACTGAGCCGTCGTCAGCAGCTCGAAGCCGTCGCTCGAGGGGCTGCGGAACACCGCGATCTCGCCCGGCCAGGGAACCGCGTGAGCGGCGACCAGCGGCCGGTGCGCGGGCTGGTCCTCGGTCAGCTGTGGCAGGTCGAGGAGCACCGCCTCGGGCGCGCCGAAGACCACGGCCCGCGTCAGTGACGCTGCGCGGGGATCGCCGGGCGGCAGATCGTAGGTCGCGCGATCCTGCTGGACGGCCTCGACGCCACGCGCGTCGGCGTCGGCGATGGAGACGAGCCGCAGATCGACCAGTCGCCCGTCATGCGCGAGCCGGATCGCGTCGGCCGGGTCGAGCGCGAGGCGCGAGGGCGGCAGACGGAAGGCCGCCGTCTCGCGCCCCACCCAAGCCTCCATCAGCGCACGGCGGCAGCGGCGATCGGCCTCCTCGGGCGGCACCGCCATCGGGAAGGACTCGGAGGCGATGCGCGTCGTGTCCACGGTGATGCGCAGCGCCTCGACGAGGGCCGCGTCATAATCCTCGTCGGCGCGCGCGACCTGCCATTTCAGCGCCTGCGGCAGCTCGGTCTCCTGGCCGCGCGTCAGTTCCAGCACGTCGCCCTCGCGGGGGGCGACCAGATCGTCGGGCGCAAGCGTGGCGACAGACGCCCGGCCGCGCATGATGAACCGGATCACGCCCTCGGTCTCCACCGCATCGAACCCGAAATGGCGCGCGAGCGTGGTGATCGAGGCGCGCGGGGACTCGAGCGCGGTAATCGCGTAGCCCTCCACCGCGCCCCAGAGGCCGGTAACGTCGATGCGGGACTCGGGCAGCCCGGCGCGCAGGCAGAGGTGGCGGACGAGTGCGGCGAGCGAGACGGCACCCAGCCGTCCGGTCAACCAGTGGCCGAGCCGCCAGTTCGCGCCGTCGGCCCAGACGTCTGTCAGCGCCGGGAAGAAGGGATAGGGCCGCGCGTCCCAGGTCCAGGCTGCGCATTCCGGCACATGCACCATCCGGCCGCCGTAGACCGAGGACAGCGGATTGTTCGCGGACTCGCCCCACCAGAGATATGTCGCCTCAAGATAGGCGCGCTGGATGGCGTCGTCGCGCCAGCCCCGCGAGAAATGCGGCGTGAAGCTCTCGGACGACTTCGGGTCGAAGAAGACGTTCGGCTGGTTCGTCCCCCGGTCGATGGCGGGACAGCCGAGTTCGGTGAACCAGATCGGCTTGGACTGCGGCACCCATGCCGTCGGCGTGCCGCTCTCCTCGCCACCGGGGCGGTTGTAGTGCGCGTTCGACCACCAGCTGCGCAGATCCTTGTAGCGGAAGACCCACGGCTTGGCCGCCGCGCCATCTGTGATCGGGGTGCGCACCTGCGCCGATCGGTCGGCGGCGCTGGCGTAGAACCAGTCGAAACCTTCGCCGCCCGCGATGTTCCTCTGCAGATAGGTCCGGTCATAGATCGCAGGCCAGCCCTCGACCGCGTCCGCATGCTCGAACCCGTCGCGCCAGTCGGAGAGCGGCATGTAGTTGTCGATGCCGACGAAATCGATCTCCGGATCGGCCCAGAGCGGATCGAGGTGGAAGAACACGTCGCCGCTGCCGTCACCCGGCTGGTGACCGAAATACTCCGACCAGTCCGCCGCATAGCCGATCTTCGTCCCCGACCCGAGGATCGAGCGCACATCCGCGAGCAGGTCCCGATAGGCCTGCACCGCCGGATAGGTGCTGGCGCCCGAGCGGATCGACGTCAGCCCCGGCATCTCGGTGCCGATCAGGAAGGCGTCCACCCCGCCCGCCGCCGCGCAGAGATGGGCGTAGTGCAGCACCATGCGGCGAAGACCCCAGTCTCCGGAGGGCCCTGTCCAGGAGATCGTCTCGCCGGAGATGGCAAAGTCGGACGGGCTGGCGCCGCCGAAGAAGGCCGCGACCTGGCTTGCGGCTGTGGCGGTCTTGTCGACGCTGCCGGCGTAGCCTGCCGCGGGCGAACAGGTGATCCGGCCCCGCCAAGGAAACGCGGGCTGGCCTGTCTCGGCGGCGTTGTCGCTGTAGGGGTTCGGGAGCGTGTTGCCGAGCGGCACGTCCATCAGGATGAACGGATAGAAGGTGACGCGCAGCCCGCGGGCCTTCATCTCCTTGATCGCCTGCACCACGGCGAAATCGGCTGGCGTGCCGCCGTAGACGGGTCGGTCCTGGTCATCACGGCTGACGAGATGGGCGGCAGCCCGGCTCACGCCGTTCACGCTCCATGTTTGCGGGCTCGTGGTCTTTTCCGAGACCTCTACGCCGGGTCGGATGGTGCAGTCGCCCACGCGCAGGTCGTTGCCGAACCAGGCGACGACGAGGCTGACGCTCTCCACCTTCGGCGCCATCGCCTGCAGCCGGTCGAGCGCCACCACCATGTCTGCGGTGTCCGAGAGCGCGTTCAGGTTCTCAGGGATCTGCGCCCCGCCGCTGCCCTTGCGGATGCCGGTCGTCGCGTAGGTGAACTCGCCTGAGGCCGGGATCATCGTGACAGCGCGGGTCAGCCCCTCGGCGGTGTCGGGATCGGCGAGTGGGCGGAAGACCTCGAACGAGAGCTGCGGCAGGCGGTTGCCGTAGTTGCCGAGCGGCAGTTCCTCGAAGACCACATAGGCGGTGCCGCGATAGGCGGGCGTGCTCAAAGCGCCCATCTTCGCCGCGATGAAGGGATCGGCAGTCTGCACCTCGTCGCCCGGATACCAGCGCCAGGTGACCCCGGAGAGGTCCATCGGCTTGCCGTCGGCCCAGATGCGGCCGATGCCGGTGATCGGACCCTCGCAGAGCGCGACCGCGAAGCTCGCATAGTAGAGATATTCCGTGGTCCTGACCTTGCCGCCGCCCCCGCCGCCCTTGCCGCCACCCTGCGTGGTGGTCTTCGTCTCCTCGCGGAAATCCGTCGCCCAGATGATGTTGCCGCCCATCCGCATGCGCCCGTAGAGCCGCGGGATGACCGCGCCTTCGGTGGCCGAGGTGATGCGCAGCGTGTCGAGCCGCGCGCCTTCGAGGCGCTGCGTCGGCGCCAGCGACGAAATGATCCAGCTGTCGACCGCTGAGCCGATGGTCGAGCCGACGAAGCCGCCGATCGTGACGGCGGACAGCCCAAGGATGCTGCCGCCGATCGACCCGCCGATGGCGGCGCCGGCCGCGCCGAGGACGAGCGTTGCCATGGTCGGGTCTCAGCGTTGCGGGAACAGGAAGGCGAAGGCGATGCGCCGCCGCCAGGATTGGGTGAGCGGTTCCTCGATCACGCCGAGCCGCTCGTAGGCGTGGAGGAAGCTGTCGGGCCCCGTGAGGATCCCGACATGCTTGGCAATGGCGCGGGGCTTCATGCGGAACAGCACCAGCGCGCCGGGACCGGCCGCCGCCGGTTCCACCTCGACCATCATGGCGCGCGCGCCCTCGGCCAGAACCTCGCGAGGGCCGGTCTCGCCCCAGTCGCGGCTGTATGGCGGGATCGGGAACGGCTCGGGGCCGACGACCTCGCGCCAGACGCCCCGGGCGAGCCCGAGGCAGTCGCATCCCACACCGCGCAGGCTCGCCTGGTCGTGATAGGGCGTGCCGAGCCAGGAGCGTGCGACAGCGACGATGCGCGCGGGGTCGGCTGATGCGAGAGGTTGCGTCACAGCACGCCCCCGTCGTGGCCGCCATCGCGCGAGGCGTAGCGTAGAATTGTGTCTTGCCCCGGAATGTGCGGGAAACCGCGGAAACTGGCGGTATTGGCGAACTTCGCGCCGCAGGTCTCGATCTGCTTGTCGCAGCCCGCGCGGATGGTGAAGGTGTCGCCCTCCGCGATCGCGCGCCCGTCTGCCCCCGCGCTCGAACCGGTGGCGCGCGGGGGCAGACCCTCAAGCAGGGTCAGCACGGCGACGCCGCCCGTCACGTCATGGCCCAGCACCTCGGCGCGCCGCCCCGCGTTCGCGCCGCTGGACCACTCGATCGTGCCGAAGGTGAACCAGCCGGAGGCGAAGCCCCCGAGCCCCGAGGCGGTGAAGGCACGGTCGCGCAGCAGATCGATCACTGCGCCCGTCCCCTTGAAAGCGGAAGCCTCGAGGTCGACGCCGCAGCACGCATCGCCGAGCGCAACATCGCAGGTCGCCTGGAAAGTCCGCCCGACTGTCTGGCCGAGCACATGCGCCAGCGAGCGAACCTCGGCGACGAAGGAGAGCCGCCCGCGTCGGATCTGACCGATGGCGCCGCGCCGCATCAGCACGCGCTGACCCGTGTCGGCCCAGTTCACCCGCCAGACCTCGACCTCGGCGTTGTCCCAGCGGCCGTCGAGGATGTCGGTCTCGGTAATTCGGTCCGAGGTCAGCACCCCCTCGGCGTCCTGCGCATCGACCGACAGGTCCGAGCCCGAGCGCACCTCGGAGGCGGTCAGGCCGCTCTCAGGCTCGAAGTCGGTGCCAATGAGGCTCAGCGTCCGGTCATGGTCGGTGAAGCCGAAGGTGACGCCATCGGCGCGCGTGATCCGCCAGCACCAGGCGAGCGTGGTCGTGCCCTCGTCGAGATGAGCCTGCAACGCGGGCGAGAGGGATTTCATCGGCAGGTTCCCGTCATGCGGTCGTCGAGATCGGCGATCCAGTCCGCCCATGCGGGCATGACCTCCGCGACCGTCTCGACCGGCGGTCGGGCGAGCCGCGCCTCGGCATAGGAGGCGCAGCCGGCGTCACCAGCGCCCATCGTTGCGGCGCAGCCGGTCAGCAGGATCGCCAGCGCCGCGGCCGTCACGAACCGCGTCGCGCCCGCGCTCGACGCGCCTGTTCTTGTCTTCCATGGCATCGCGTTCCGCCTCCCGTTTGCCCGCGTGCTCCCCTTCCGCGCGCCCCCAGACCCGGCCGAGAACGACACCTCCGACCGCGCCCAGAGCCGCGACCAGCCAGATCAGGAGATCAGCCATCGTCCCGCTCCCCGCGTGCGGCGGCGACGCAGAGGGCGACGATGAAGACGCCCAAGCTGCCGCCCACGATCATCCCAGCGAGGAACTCAAGCATCGCCGCGGAACCCGCGCTCGATCCGGTCGCGCAGGCCGATCAGGCCGATCCCGAGGAACATCAGCCCCGCGGGCGAGGCATCGCCGCTGCCGGCAAGCAGCGCGACGAGCCGGGACAGCTCCCCGAGCGGCCCGGTGGCGGGCAGCGCGAGCGACGCGATGCCGGTGAGCATGGCGAGCAGTCCCGCCCACCAGGTGAGCGAGTTGGGGCGAACGTAGCGCATGGGGATCAGGCCCTCCGGATCAGGTTGGAAAGATAAGCGACCAGCCGGGCGAGCCAGCCGGTCGGCGCGTAGGGCGCAGGATCGAGGACCGGTGGCCTCGGCAGCGGCGACGGCCCGCGAGCCAAGGCCAGAGCCTCATCCTCGCTCAGGCGACGGATCGGTCGCGAGAAGTCCACGCGCCCCGTGCGGTCCACGGACCAGACCGGGATCGTGCCGCCGGGATAGCGGCCATGGCGGAACAGGTCGCGCTCGGCTTCCCGCCGCGGAATGATCGACGCCGGTCGCCGCCAGTTCAGGAACGCGTTGGCGGCTGCAACGCGATTGCCGGCATTGAGGTGGCGGGTCAGCGCCGCCCGAGCGATGCCGCCGGTGTTGTAGTGGAAGCTGACCAACGCATCGAATTCATGCGGCGCCAGCGGCACCTTCACGGCGCGCAGGACGGCGGCCTCGTAAGCAGCCAGGTCGGCGCGGAAGACCCGAAACGCCTCGCGGATCCCAGCATCGAGATCGGCAGGCATGCCGCGCGGCATGGTGGCCGGATCGGGCGGTCCGGCCGCGGCCGTGTGGCCGATGCCGAAGGTCCAGACCTGTTTCACATCGAGATAGGGTCCGGGCACGATCCCCTCAAACCGGACGAGGGCCAGCAGGCCGCGATCGGACATTTTCCTGGCGGTCATCTGCATGGGATTACTCCATGATTGAGACGATCAGGATCAGCGCCGCGACGACGAGGCCGATGCGCAGGCGATGGGCGAAAGCCTGCCGGGGGTCGGCGGGGTCGCAGCGGAGAGAGCGCGCGAGGCGGAGAAGTTCATTCATCGCCGTCGCCTTCATTGGCGCGGCGCAGGCGGGCGAGCAGCATCTCGATGAAGGCCGGCCCGAAGACGCCGACGAGATAGGCGGCCGAGCCCGCCGCCCCGCCCGCCGGGATCGCCTCGGGCGGCAGGCCGAGCCAGGCGGTGATCACGGCCATCGAGAGGCTGCCCATCCCGGCGGCGATCAGACCGCCGAGCAGGATGTGCCGGAGCGCGTCGCGCAGGCGCATCTTCGTGGTCAGCGCATTCGTCGCGCCCCCGAGCGCGCCCCAGGCGGCGAGGATCACTGCAGTGGACGTGGCGAGTTCCTTCAGGACCGCAGCAATAAAGCGGGATTCATCGTTCATCGGCGCAGTTCCAGCAGCGGAATGGAGGTGATCGAGCCGAGCCGCTCGAGGTCGAGCGTCACGTCGAGCACGTCGGTGTCGAAGCGGACCGGCACGTCGAACTCGAAGCCCGCGGTGATGGCGACGCCAGCGCCCGGCGCGGAGCTGAAGCTGACGACACCAATGGTCGTGTCGACCGACCAACCGGAGGGCTGCTCAGCCCCGGCGAGCGCGATGCGCACACTGCCTGCCACCGGCTTAGCGATGGCGCGCGTCCAGGATTGCGCCCCCGAGGCGTAGCGCTTGACCAGTTGGAAGGCGGTCGTCGTGCCGTCGCCGGTGCCGATGGGCTGATCGCCAGGGGTGACCGGCTGCGATGGAAGGCCCGACCTGTAATCGCCCCAGTCCTTGAAGCGGAAGCCGTGCAGCCGCCCGTTCCGTGCCTCGAAGAACGCGACGACCGCCGCCAGGTCGTCGGCGCGGCGGATGCCGTAGGCGACATCGTAACGACGGCGCGAATTGGCCCAGCTGGCGTTGCGCTCCTCGTCGCCAGAGGCGAGCTCGACGATCTGGGTGCGCCGCTCCGGCCCGCCCCGCGCGCCGCGGCTGATATTGTCAGGGAACCGGACCTCGTGAAACGCCATCACATGCCCCTCCGCCCGAGCGCCACGGCGCGGGCGATGTCCGCCGCCACTTGCGTGCGGGACTGCCGGAAGCTCTCGGCGTCGCGGGCCATGATGGTGACGTTGACCCCGCCCGCGCCGTAGCTCTGCGCCTCTCGGCGCGACAGCACCCGCTCGCCGCGCTGCAGGATCGCGGGCACCTCGTCATGGCGGAGTCCGGCCATGCCGCCGGAGTGCATCCGCGGCGCGGCGGCGAAGGCCATGGCGGGCACCATGCGCGAGGGCCCGGCCGATCCGACCATCCCGCCCGCATGCAGGACGTTGGCGAAGATCCCGCCCGCGCCGGAGAACACGCCCGAGAGCGCATTGGCGATCGGCCCCAGGATGAACCGCCGCGCTGCGAGCTGGGCGAGATCGGCCAGCAGCGAAGTGATGAGGTCGCGGAAGTTCAGTTTGCCAGTCTTCACGAACTGGCCAACCGCGTTCTCGGCCGACTGGAAGGCGCCGACGAGGCTCTGGCCGATGTCGCCGCCGATGTTGCGGGCCTTGGTGGCGTAGTCCGACAGCGCCGTTGTGACCGCCCGCCAACCGGTGACGGCGGCCTCGGTGTCGGGCTCCGCCGCAGCGGCAGCAGCCCCGGCCGCCACACCGGCACCCGTCGCGGCGCGTCCGGCATCGCCGAGCGCCGTCTCCAGCCGCTCGGCAGCGCCGGTGGCCTCGGCCAGTGCATCCGCGCTCGCCTCATCGGAGCCGCGCACGGCATCGCGCAGGGCCTGCCAGCTTTCGAGCGGCGCGCGAGCCCCTTCGGCCAGATCGCGTGCGGCGCCGCGATAGAGGTTCGCGGACTCGAGCGCCCTGTTCGCCGCCTCGGTCAGACCGAGATCGGGCGCGGTGAGCGGGTTGTCCTCGAAGGCCCGGTCGAACGCCGCCTGCGCCGCCGTCGTCGCGGCACTGGCCGCGCCCTCGAAGCGGTTCTCGATCTCGCCGAGGTCGAGGTCGGGCACCAGCGAGATGCGGCGCTCGGACCCGAGGGCTTCGAGTCCCTGATTGATGCCGCCGATGAAGCCGTTGATGCGCGAGACCACGCCGTTCAGCATCGCCTCCACGCCGTCGACCAGGCTGTTCGCTGCCTGGAACGCCAGATCGCCGATGGCGGCGGGCAGCAGACCCCAGATCGCCTTGATCGCCTCGTAGGCGCCCTCGAACGTGTTCGCCGCCGTGTTGCCAAAACCGACGACACTCTCGATGGCGCTCTGCATGCTGGACGCGGCATCGGCCTTCAGGTCGAAGAACATCGCCGTGGCGGCTGCGCCAGCCGCGGCAGCGCCCATCCTGATCCGCTCCCACACTTCGACCGCGAGGTCCTTCAGGAGCGACATGGCTTCGCCAAAGCCGCCCGCACCGGAGACGAGGCGGGTGAACTGATAAACGAGCTCCCCCGCGCCGACGATCAGCGCCCCGATGCCCGTGCGGATCAGCGCGCCGCGCAGGACGACGAGCGCTGTGGCGAGACCTCGGACGGAAAGGGCAGCAGCGGCCATTCCAGCCACCCAGCGGCCTGCGAGGAAGGCGGCGAAGGTCGCGGCATAGGTGTTCAGGCGACCGATGTTGTCGAAGAGACCGCGAATGGCGATGCCGAGCGGGCCGGTGCGGCTGGCGACCGCCGCCATCGCGTTGGCGACGGCTTCCAGTGCCGGGGCTGCGGCGACGGCCAGCTGGTTCGACAGCCCGCGCCAGATCAGCCCGAGCCGGGAGATCGCATCGTTCGTCCGCTCGATCTGGTCGGCATCCTGCTCGGAGACGACGACACCGAAGGCGAGAACATCCTCCGTCGCCTGGCGCAGCGTCGCGGTGTCGATCCGCGACATCGCGATGGAGCCTTCCTCGCCGAAGAGCTGGCCCGCAACAGCCGCGCGCTCGGCGGCGGGCACGAAGCTCTCGATGGCGGCGTTGATGGCGCCGACGCGCTGGTCCAGCGGCAGCGCGATCAGGTCGGTGGCGGAAAGCCCCAGCCGGTCCAGCGCATCGGCGGCGGGGCCGGTCCCGGCGGCCGCCTGGCTGAGACGGCGCGTCAGATCCTTGGTGGCCTGCTCGATGCCGGACATCGACACGCCCGCTAGCTCGCCCGCCCGCTCAAGCGTCTGGATCGAGGCGACGGTGGTGCCGAGCGACTGCGCCAGCTTCGCCTGCGCATCCACCGTCTGCAGCCCGGACCGGATCATTGCCACACCAGCGGCGGCAGCGGCGGCCACCGCAGCAGCGGCGGCCACGCGCACCCGCCGCGAAAAGGCCGCGAGCCGGGCATTCGCCGCCTCCATCTCCCGGCTCAGCCGTCCGAAGCCGCGCGACCCGGCCTCGCCGACACCTTCCAGCTCGGCGCGCACCTGCCGTCCACCCACGGCCGCGAGGCGGACGCTAACCCGTTTTTCCGCCATGGGAGTGATCCATCTTTTCGTTGAGTTTGGTGACCATGACCGCCTCGATGACGGGCAGCAGTTCGGCCATGGCGAGCGGCGGCACCCCGAGCGCGTCCCCGAGCGCCAGCGCCGCCGACATGTCCCAGCCGATCACTGCGCCGGGCAGGACACGCAGTTGGCCGCCGAGGCGGCCGACGAGGTCCCAGACCTGCCAGCCTTCAGGCGTTTCCGGACGGTTCAGCCGCGCCGGGCAGTCTTCGCACGCCTTTTGGCAGGCGTCGCAGTATCGATCGCCCCCGCCGAAGGACCATTCGGCGAGAGCGCGGAGGCGTTTTTTTCCTGCTCCAGAAACAGGCCCTTGGAGACGTAAGCGAGCTGGAAGGCCTCGAAGATCGGCCAGACGTCGAGCAGCGCGTC